TGCGATAATTTTGCATTTAGTATTACTGTATAGGTATCATCTTCGTTTTTCCTAACATATCCCCCGCAGCCAGTCGGTAAATTTACTAGCTTAACTATAATCACTCGTAATCGTCCCCCCGCTCCCTTTGTAATAACGACTTCGTGATATTTATAATACTTTCCATCTCGCTTTTTGATAGGCTCCGTTTTGCGTCTAATAATAATCGCAAATCGGGGTCATTTTTTATTTCCTCCGCTAATTCTGCTACTTCTGGATCATAATAATACCCATCATCCGTAGTAGGGTGTTCGCCAGTTAGGAGGTAATCGATAGAAACGTTGAAAACGTTGGCAATTAATTTAATCATTTCAGCAGAGGGCATCCTTGCATCGGTTTCCCAAAGCGAGATCGCTGAACGGCCTACATTTAATTTTTCACCAAGCTCATCGCCTGTTAAATGTTGAAGTTTTCTTAATTGCTTGATACGTTGGCCGAATGTTTTCATTTAGAACACCTCCTTAGGTTGATTGTAACAAATTGTAAACAAAAATGAAACTACTCATTGAAAACTTTTATAAAAAGTTTATTTGACTTGTTACTAATTGCAAACTATAATGAGCTCATAAGATGTTACAAAATGAAAACAAAAAAGGAGGTGAGATAATGTCACATAACAAGCTGGCTGTATTTAGACGAGAATTGAATCTCAGCCAGCAAGAGGTAGCAAATATGCTTTCCATTTCTAGAGCAGCATATTCTTTAAAAGAAAATGGGCATCGCAAATTCAGTCAAAAGGAAATGGGGATTATATTTACTAAGTTTAAAGAAAAATATCCTAAATTAAATATGCAAGATATTTTTTTAACTTAAAAGTTTACTAATTGAAACTATAAGGAGCCATTTATGAATTACAAAGCAGGTTGGGGATTTAAACCCATGAAAGAAATGCAATATAAACATTGTGATTTTCCACCGATGGATTACATCGAGGATTATTACAAACGCACAGGGATGATTGTTGTTACTCACTGGGCTTATACCAAAAGCGAATTTGAAAAAATCGTCACAAAGATAGAAAAGGTAATCGTAGATATTAAAGCAGGAATTTACGATTACAACTACCCTACAAAGAGGTCAAAGCAAGAGACTCTTGAACGCAATCAAGAATACTTGCATCGACTATACACTATTAAATTCAAACTTGATTTATAAGGAGGTGAATATTATGTTGTTAATCGATTTAGGCATGAACATTGCGCTATTTGCAGCATTGGTAGCTAGCATATTGTCATTATTGGGTATGTAAGGAGTACTAAATGTCGAATTTAAAGAAAGATTTGAAGATGTCAGATGCTTTAACAATGCTTGGCGATTTACCACTCGGAACGTTGGACCAAATGAGTGATATTAGAGATACACTCAAAGCATTTGGCAAAAATGATGTTCAAATCATTATTACTGCTACGAATATTGATGTAAAACCAATCAATGCAGGTGGTGATTTTGAATGAGTTGGGATGTAAGACCGTGGCTGGTTGAAGATATGATTGATTTTTTTAGCCAGCCCGGGATGCTAGAAGAATTTGAAGAATGGAGGGAAGAATATCATGCAAATGGTGGACAGAACGGAAGCATTGAAATGGCGACATTACCGAATTACACAATATCGACGTCGCAGATCCGAGAGGCGGAATATGATGGCCCCTCAGCTTGCTGACATAGTTGAAGGCTTTATCTTTGGTACGTTGTTTATGTTGCTAGTATGGGGCATTGCATATTGGTGGGTAACCGGGGAGGCGTTAATTCGATGGTGAAACGTTGTTACCATTGCGGTTACAAACTAACAAATCACTTAACATATCACATATTTAATACCGCAATTGGAAAGGTCGTTTGTGTTTGTAAAAATTGTCATTCTACATATTTACGAATGCGAGCAAAAGAAAGAAAAAGGGCTGCACTTGCTGGAACAAGCACAACCCTAGTTAAATAATAACCTAATCACATTATATCATAGAAAATTTTAAAGGAGCAAAAAAATAGAACTTGAACAATTAACTTTAAAATTAAACGGTAATGTAATAGAACCGTGGTTTATCAAGGCGAGCTATGAAAAAGTTGGAAATTTCCCAACTCCTTATGGCTGGATGACTATGAGCTATTTAACTAATCGAATTGAATATCTAAAAAATGAAAGATGTTCGACGCCATTGGTTGAAATTCGTGTTCATATCGATAACGTTATTAAAACAATGGAAGCTATTAAAGCATATTTAGAAAAGGAGTAATATTATGAACCAATTTACAATCGAATTTAAAAACCCAAAAGACTTAGCTAAAAAAATTAGTGAGTACAACGAATTAATGAATGGATCTATTGTAGAAGCTGAGTCTACTAAAAAGGCTGTATCCGCAACGACTGCTTCACCTAAAGAAGTAGTAACGCCACATTGTGATGTAGCTAAATTAACCTCAATGGAAGCCACTCCGGGTAAGCCTACAGAGATTAAGCAGCCTACTGTAGAAGAGGTAACCGACATTAAATCTGTTGAAAAAACAACAAATGATGCAAAACCAAAAGAAGATCCCGTAGTAGTGCAAGAACAGGTAGAAGTTAAGGAGCCCGCTCAGGATGCAGTTGAAGATGATAAAACTGCAAAGAAACAGGCCTTAATTGATAAGGCAAAAGAATGGTTATTAGCAGACCAAGCAAATCGATTAACACCATATATGGCGTTAATGGGCAAACATAAAGTACCTGGCAATAAAATTACAGTTGATAATTTAACAAAAGAATTAGCAGCTGAACTAATTACATTAATTGGTTAATTTTTGTTTAAGAAGGAGTATATACATGAACAATAAGAGCAATTACACACGAGTTGTGGAAATATTAAAGGCTGATAATAAAACATTGGAACGGGCGATGCAATTATCGCCTGAGGATGCTAATGAGTTCCAAGAGGCCCTAGATTACAATAATGCGGTTATTAAAGCATCACAATCTATTATTAAGGCTATTGATATAGTTAGTGAAGCCGATAAAAAGGCTGCAGCTAATGACAAGCAGGCTGGTGGAAAGAAGCGAGCTGCAGAGTTAAAAGAAAAAGCGAATAGTAAGCCTAATGATTCTACGCCAGCATCTGAACCAGCTAAAGCAGAAGTAAATACTGATATTGATATTAACGATTTATTTGGTTGATGCTATGGAAATATTGTATTCATTTGAAATTCCCAAATTACATGATAGTGTAGTTCGCTATCAGGGATGGCAAGCGCCCAAAACTGTAATCTATCATGCTGATTGTGACGCCTCATTCTCTGCTACATGGCCTGAATATTACCATCCGGGCAATGGGTACTGTACACGAGCACACTATTATGTATGTCCTTTCTGTGGGCATCGTTCCAATCCTTCTCGTGAACATGTAGGGCTTATTATTAATGAATCTGATGCAATTCCTATTGATATTAGATTCTCTATTGTTTCCTGTAAAGAATGGGTTGATCTTCAAATGCAAGGACATCAGGTTGTATTGATGGGCGACCAGCTCATCAAACAGCCTAAGCGCTTTTATCAAACTATCCGGTTTGATTTTAAAAATTTGAGGGTTCTTTTTATTGATGATGTAAAAGGTGAAAAGAAAGTCAAGATTTATGATTTAGAGCATATTTCAGGCACTACAAATAATCTATATGGATATGTTGGCATGCTGCATCAATGTAGAACTAGATCTGCAGCGATTAATTATGCTAAGCAATTTAGAATGTTGTTTAAAGTACTTCGTTTAGAGTTTGAAAAACGAATGTCAAATATTACCAATTACAGGGTTAAGGATGTATATCAAGCAACAGGAGTATCTAATGAGCATGGGTATGGTGCTGGAATGATTTTCAATATGGCATGGCGAATGGCATTTCCTGATGGTCCTGCATTAACAAAACCATTGTCCTTTCAACTTTGGGAATGGAGCAGAGCAGGTAATAAAGCCATTAACACTGATGTTATTAACTTAGGGCGCCGTTATCATTCGTTCTATGATGCTTTAATTATGGGGCATAACATAACAGATTTAAAGCCATTCATGCGTCGCTGGCTACATAAAAATCCGGGTTCAATCACAGCTTTTAAAGGGATTGTCATGTTAAGTGATGATATAAATGAGCAACGATTATTGTTAGATGTACTCAGCCGAAAACAACATGTCTTACTCAGAATATTTGATGATGCCCAAGCGTTAGTATTTTTGAAACGGTTTAGACAGGAATATAAAAATCAGCTTATTCCGTTTTTAAGCAACCATTTTGAATGGGACATTATAACTATGTATTCACAGTTAGACGCTGAAAACAAAGCATCATTCTGGGAAACACATCCCAAATTAAGGGATGTACATGATGAGCTGGTTAATATTCTAAATAAACAACGTTTTGAATATGTGGAGTTACTAAAGGCCGATGGATTAGCTGAAAAGTCAAACGGATTAGAATTCGTTATCCCTGAAACGGGGGCAGATTTAGTGAACATTGGTGTTGCACTTAAAAACTGCGTTAGATCTTACACGAATAAGATTCAGCAGGGGCAATGCATTATTGTGGGTGTTAAGAAAGCCAATAAATTTGTAGCTTGCTTGGAATTAAAACCCCTGAAAGGCAATGGGGCATTGCTAGTGCAAGCAAAATTATATGCTAATAAATCAGTGCATACTAACAAAACTATCAATAATAAGGTTCTTTCATGGGCGTATCGCCATAGAATTGCACCTAATACTTCGGATATTGATGTTAAATTGTTTGAAAAGCAGAAGGGAGCTTAATTATATGGCTTACAAAAAGGTGTTTGATGCTAATAAAGCCACTCGTGAGGAATGGTTAGAGTTTCGTAAGAGTGGTATAGGTGGCTCAGATATGGCCGCTATTTTAGGTCTAAGTAAATATAGATCCGCACTTGATGTGTGGATGGATAAAACTGGTCGGACAAAGCCAGCCGAGGAAGATGGAAACCGATTTACATATTGGGGTACGAAGCTTGAAAGCATTGTTGCAGACGAATTCGCTATTCGTACCGGGTATAGTGTCAGAAATAATAATTTCACACTACAATCCGTTGAATATCCGTTTTTATTGGCGAATATTGATCGGGAAATTGTAGGAATTGATGCGGGGCTGGAGTGCAAAACAGCCTCCGCATTTAAAGTGGATGAATGGCAAGGGGACAGCGTTCCCGATGCCTATTACATTCAGTGTCAGCACTATATGGCTGTCACTGGTAAAAAGAGTTGGTGGATTGCTGCATTAGTTGGTGGCAATGATTATTATTATAAAGAAATTCCTCGTAACGATAACGTTATAGAGGCAATTATTGAAGCGGCGCAAGAGTTCTGGTCTTTTGTATTAACTGACACTATGCCAGCTGTTGATGGATCTGATTCATGCCAAGAGGCATTACGACAACTATATTCCAGCACTCAGCCTGAATCAGTTCAATTAGAAGATACCGCCGATATTTATGCTGAAGCGTATTTAAAGGCTAAGGCCGATAAAAAGGACGCTGAGGAACGGGCCAAAGAGGCTCAAAATAATCTATGCCAGCTATTAGCTAATAATGAAGTAGGTTATACCAATAAGCATAAAATCACATGGAAATATAGAAAGGCTATTGATGGATTTGATAAAAAGGGCTTGGCTACAGATTATCCTGATATATTCAGCAAGTATGTGATAAAAAATGAGCCTTCACGGACTCAATTCAGTTGTAAATAATGGAGGCTATATTATTATGACGGCAGAATGGCTTAAATCATTACTTGAAAAAGTCGATGATGATTATGAAATTAAAATTTTAGATTTTCGCAGTGAATTAGAGCTAGATATTAGCAATGTGCGAATTGATCTTGATAATAAAGTAATCGTATTTGAGGAGGATATTAAATAATGGCGACAACTAAAGATGTAACACTAAAAACAAGCAAATTAACACCTGCAAAGCAGGATAATTCTCTTAAAGGTATGTTGTCAAACGACAATATTAAAAACCGATTCAACGAAATTCTTGGTAAAAATTCGGCAGCTTTTATTTCCTCTTTATTGGCAGTTGCTAATAATAACGAATTATTGATGAAGTCCGACCCAGCCACCATTATTGGTGCCGGTGCCACGGCGGCTGCAATGAACTTACCTGTAAATCAGAATTTTGGGTTTGCTTATATCATTCCGTTTCACAATGGAAAGACTAACCGTTATGAAGCTCAGTTTCAGTTGGGCTATAAAGGCTACATACAACTAGCTATGAGAACCGGGCAATATAAGGCTATTAACGCCGTGCCTGTATACGAAGGCGAAGTAAAGTGTGTTAATCGCTTTACAGGAGAATATGAATTTGGTGAACGTACCGGGGATGAGATTATTGGGTACATGGCCTATTTTAAACTCATTAATGGGTTTGAAAAGTTCCTATATATGGATATTGAGGAAATGCAGGCTCACGCCAAAAAGTACTCTAGAAATTATAAGGGAGGTACAGACCGCTGGGGCTTGACTGACTTCCATACGATGGCGGTTAAGACTGTACTCAAACGATTGTTAAGCAAATACGGTATCTTGTCCATTGAAATGCAAGGATCTAATGCGTTAGCTACTGCATTAGAAAATGATGGCGGCGTTATTACGATTGACAGTGAAGGTCATACAGTTACTGACTTTGATGGCGAAACATTAGATGCGGCTGGTGATACTTTTATGGTCGGCAATGATATTGTTGATGCGGATACAGGGGAAGTAATTGATGATAATAACATCAATGAAATGTTTGATAAATAAGGGGGATATATGTTTTTACGGAGTGATGTATTTCACCGCTTATTACATAATAAGCAAATGACGTTACTGGATTTTATGAAAGAGGCGCATTGTTCGCCTCTAACACTTGTGAAGGCGTTGAGCGGTAAAGATGTGGTTCAATCTTCAACTCGATTTCGATGGGCACAGGCCTTGGGGTGCTCGGTTATGGATATATTTGTTACTAGATGGAAGTAGAGGGATGATGTTATGGCTAAGTTGACAAACTATTTTAGCCACGATGTAAGCGCATTAAGTGACCCTAAAATCATGATTATGATTTCGCTACATGGCATGGTGTCCTATGCGTGGTGGTGGATTTTAATTGAACGCTTGGCTGTTGAGGAAGATTGCAAACTTCCTTATAACAAATTCACCTTTGCTGGGCTTGCTATAGCGTTTCAAATCTCAGACAATTTGGCTTTTTGGAAGCAAAATATAGCAAATGCTAAGCAAAACGTAGCAAATATAGCAAGTGCTAATTTGCCAGATTTGGTAGAAAAATTTATACAATCATTAATTGAAGATTGTAATTTATTAGATACTGATGGCACATATTTTTGGTCTCCATCTTTACAACGTAGAACTGCAGAACGTTTAGCAAAAACCAATGCAATTTTGGAAAAACGTAGAGAGGCCGGGCGTTTAGGCGGTTTAGCAAAAGCTAGCAAATACTTAGCAAATGCTAAGCAAAATATAGCAAATGCTAGTGATGGGCATAGCAAAAATTCTAGCAAGCTAGCAAACCTGCCTAAAGAAAAGAAAGAAAAGAAAGATATTATATTCTATTCTACTGATGAGCACGACGAAGTGAAGCAAAACGAAGCAAATGCTTCAGATGATATTGACATAAATAATCTGTTTGAAAAGTCCGATACTAAATTAAATGATACTCAATCTAAGGTTTATAGAGTCTATATGAGCGAGATAGGAGAAATTAGTTCGGTTACTAAAGAGCGTATTGATGATTTAGTCGTTGACTTTGGGGCTAATGAGGTAGTTAATGCCATATCTATTGCTAGTGAGCGAGGTAAAGGCAGTATAGGATATATAACAGCCATTCTTAACAATAAGGTTAAAGAGGAGGTGATAAAGGGAAATGGAAGCAATGGACGTAGCAGCGGAAATAGAAAGAATAAGGCAGCAACAGACAGCAGTGAAGTCGACTGGGATAAAGAAACAGGAGAATGGATATGAGTTCTATACTCCGCATTATCCGCCACCTGTTGTAGTTGAGTGTCAGAAAGATCTATCACAGTATGGCATAAAAGGTCGATATTTAGATATGACATTCTCTAAATTGAAGCAGCTAGGAGCACCGCCCGAAGATAAGGATGCATATAACTATGCTTTTAAATATGCCGTTCATCTAAATGAGCATATCAAAAGTGGAAAGGGCTTGATTATGATGGGGCCAGTTGGCACAGGTAAAACGTCATTAGCTATCAGCATATTACGAAGAGCGATTGAGCAAGGATACAATGGTTACCTTATTTCAATGATGAGCTTGCTCGACACCTTGCTTGTACTGAGTAAGGGACCAGCTGAACACTATCTAAATTTTGAAAATCGCATTCGTAATTGTCCTTTACTTGTGCTGGATGATTTCGGAGCCGAATACGATAATAAATGGGTTTCAAGTAAGGTTGATTCAATCATTTCTGATCGAGTTGAACGAGGAAAAGCGACTATTATCACTACGAATTTATCTGTTCAACAAATTAATAAGTGTTATGATAGCCGTATTTATGACCGATTAAAAGAAACGTCATTTATTCTATCGTTTAAAGGTAAGTCTAAACGGGATCCGTTGGATATTTCACAAATTTGAGGAGAAATAGAATGAAAACAAATGCCAAGATTGAGATAGAAATTTTTGATAATGGATGCATGAAAGTAAGCGCAGAAGGGGAATTCTCTGATTTAACAGTTGGATTTTGTGTAGGTGTTGCACGAATGGTTCAATTAGAATCCCAAAACGTTAATAAAACACCAGAAGAATTATTAAATTTTGTTACTGCTGGAATGCGTAAAACTCTAGGCGATATATTACTCAAAAAAGAAAGGGCTACGCATTAAAAATGAATAAGCTTGTAATTTATGGTCGACCAGCAACAAAAAAGAATAGTTCGCGAGTTGTATACGCTGGGAAATATCCTCGTGTCTTACCATCAAAAGCCTTTGAGGAATATCAAGCATTAGCGCTTAAACAGTTGCAATTCTATCGTAAACGAGCGTACCATTCTGGCCCTGTATCCTTACGGTGCCGCTATTACATGCCTAACTGGGCACATTGGCCTGACTTGGTCGGCCTGCTACAAGCTACATCAGATATTCTGACTGAAGCTGGCATTATTGACGACGATATGTGGGTTGCAAATTATGACGGATCCGAAATAGTTGGAATCGATAAAGCAAATAGCAGGGTCGAGATTGAATTTATACCAGTAAAGGAGGGAACGATATTATATGAGTTGCGAGACAGGAGGAATACAAAAAGAGCCAAACGATAGCTTTTTCTTTACTGAGGAGCAAGTTAAAGCCATTAGAGATTTTTTTAGAGGCAAAAAGCCTGATGTCGATGAAGCTGTTAAAAGCCCAAAACATTATAAGTTGCCGGGATTAAATATTGAAAGCATTGATGTATTACGGGCTGCATTAACACCTGAGGAATTTAAAGGGTTTTGTAAAGGGAATGCTTTGAAGTATTTGATTCGAGCCGGTAAAAAAGATGATGAATTGCAAGATCTAAAGAAAGCCGGTGTATATATTGGGTGGTGTATTGATGCTCAGAGTACTAGCAAATCAAAATAGGTCGGATGAATGGTATATACCTTATGTTGTTAGACAAATGCTGGGTTAGGAGTCAAAAAAATGAAATGGCATAAATTTAAAAAGTGTTTACCGCCACCCGATACAGTTGTGATAGTACATGTTAGTGAATATGATTACGTAATAGGAACTTTGGTAGCTATTTCGGGTGAAAGGTTAGACGAATTTTCGATTTTACCACATAGCGATAATGGCTATTGTGTCGAAGTTAAAGATTGTAAAGCATGGGCGATATTTAATAAACGTAGTCCATGGGAGGGTAAAAAATGACAGTAGCATAACTAATAGAGGCATTACAGGAGTGTAATCCTGATGAGCAGTGCTATGTTAGAATCAATGGCAATTTTTTAGAAATCGATGATGTTTATGGCGTTGCTGATGCAAATTATTATGTAATAGATGCTTATGAGGAGTGATAAAATGCTAGTCGAAGATAAGAATAAATGGTGTTGGGTAGATGTGGTTCATGGTGACGCAGGAATACCCTGCAATACAATACAAGGTGCAATCGATAATTATTTTTTAGATGAGCCGGACAGAAAAGGGGTGACCATTGTAAAAATAGGACATCCTAATTATTGTATCCCGGAGGTTGATGCCGAATATGTAATCGAAGATATAATTAATCATCAAATTGACGATGAGATTGCTGAGTGGTCCGAAGATTATTTGACAGATGTTAAGAAAGAACATATTGATGAATTGAGCGAGGCATTGACAAATATCTTTCGTGAATGGGAAAAGAAACACGGCTATGAAAATACGGGTTATGTAGTGCTTGAAACAAAAACATACAAGGTAGATGCTAACGGTATTCTTATGGGGCAGGAGGTCAAATAATGATTACAGATGAACAAGGCCGCAAATGGCTAATGCAAAAGCTATATGACAGAGGGTATCGTTATATTTTTAGATCAAATAACCATAAATTATATGTTACAGTTAGTCGGCCAATAGTAGTAGGTGGAGATATTAATGATCCAGATAATGGGTACTGTCACCAAGCTGATTGTGGACTAACTATCAGATTAACAAGTGCCCTTTGCCCTTGCTTTGATGACGTTCGTGGATTCATTTCGATTGCCGAAGAATTAGGGGTTATAGACTGGTCGAAAGTGCCTGTTGACACGCCAGTTATTGTTTGGGATAAACGTCCGGAAATTTCTCAAAGGCGATATTTTGCAAAATTTAAGCATGGGCAAATTTTCACGTGGAATGATGGGGCAACTTCTTGGAGCGCTTTTAGTAAAGATGCCTGCACGTCTTGGCTTAACGGTAAGTTGGTGGAACTATGAAAAGAGTCATATTTATAGCCTTGGTTAAGCTACTAAAATTATTAGATAGCCGATATAACATATCTGATGAGATGATTCTTGCAGGTGCTGTGTTGGTATTGGATGAAACACAAAATATGCTTGAATATGAAGCTAAATTACAATTACAGTTCTTGGATGATTTGCAAAAAGAAACTGCAGAAGACTTTACTCCGGTTAGAGGGTTTTTAACAGGGTTTCATAATAGATCCATTAATTGGTGTAAAAAGCAGCGCAATTCATTAGCTACACAAAGCAAATTATAGGGTTATGGGGGTGTTAGAATTGGAACAGGTGCAGGCGATAACTGATATTGATGCGGTTGTCAAATTAGCTACTGAAACGGCTATAGAAATTTATGAACAGCGGATTGAAAAAGATCACGCTAAAAAGCGAGAGCAGGCAAGAAAAAATACAAAAAAGCTATTAGCTGGGTATAATGAGCTCAAAGAGCATTGTGAGAATGCAATAGCGGATATTGAAAGTAGTGTTCCGACTGATCTGCAGTTGCTTTTAACTGAGCTATTTAACCGCAGAGGAGTATTGCGTGTTGAATCTATTCTCGCTAGTAAGCGCCGTACAGAATTGATATTAGAGCATGTCGACAATATGCTTGATGTGTATCGAAAACAATGTAATTATCGCAATCAGCCGTACTTTAAATCGCTAGTGTATTATTACATTGATAAGCTAGATGTCGATGCCGTGGCTGACAAATTGAATGTTGAAAAGCGGACTGTATATCGCTATTTAGAACAAGCAGAGAACGACATGGCATTATTAATATGGGGAATCCAAGCAGTTTGATTGTACGCAACTGGAACTTGACAAATTGTCACAAAGCTGTCATTTACATGTCATTATGGGCGTTTTATAATGATAGTGTCGATAAATTGTAAGTGGCTCCTAATAACGAAATCGACACGACTATATACACCTTCTTGCATACAGTTTTGTGAAAAGGACACCGAATCAGGTGTCCTTTTT